ACCAATGGGAACCTGTCGTAATATGGCAACGAATCTTTCGTCTTTGGATCATAATAATAAAAGTACATACGACCTATGATAGACTGATTTTTAAATCGTTCACGGTCACTCATCAATTGACCTTTGGTGGGTCTGAGTGCTGGAACTTTGGATTTTAACCAGGCACGTGCTTCACGTGACCGTGGTGCATATCCTGATTTTGCAAGGGATTCCTTGATTCTATCGATAAGTCGTTTCGCCATCTAATATTTATCTTATGCCAAGATGCTTTTCAGTCAAAATCTGAAATTGCCATCCGTGATCTTTGCAAAATTCTGTAGCGGCGTGCCATTTAGCTTTATTGATTTCGTAAGTAATTGCTTCGTGTAGAAAGGTCTTAGTCTTGCGTTTTTGTGTGGGGGGCTGGGTTTGTTTTTCTGGTTTAACTTCTATAACGTAAGTCATCACTGTGCCGTCTGCTTTACGCATTTTGGCAATGAAGTCTGGAAAGTAACGATGCTTCTTTTTGTCAACCGGGCTATAATAGGGTATAGGTAACTCTTCCGAACCCCACCAAAT